CGACGCTTACATCTTATATTTAGCGTTGCAAAAACATTTTTCAAGCGACTATGACTTTTTCAAATATAATGGCAAAGTCAAAGCATCGGTGAAAGCTTATGAAGATAGGAAAGATGTATTTGCGTTTGAAAAGCTAGTAAAGATTATAGATGTAAAAGAAGATCTAACAGACTTCTTTGTATCACATTTTCTAGATGACTCTAAAGCATATATTCGGTCTATGCAAAAAGGTACAATGGATAAATGGCGTGCTACTCTTCGTCAAATGCCATCTCAATTTAGAGAAGATATGTATGCCATCAAAAGATCTGGTCCTGGTAAATGCATGGAAGTAAATCATGATATTCCAATCATTCATAAAAAAGTTATAGATGGCGAAATAAAAATGGAAAGCGTGGTATTACTTAATCAGTTGTGGCCTTTGATGGACAAACACGAAGCTGAAGTAGATGTTCCATTTGTATGGCCTGACTATGTTAAGAAAATAAGGAATTATAGTCCATTTGTATTACAGAAACTTGACTATAAATACTACGAAGAGATCGCTCGCGATGTTCTTCTGTCTTAGGCAGACATTAAACTCAACTGAATCGAAACTATGAAATGGAGAAACAAAATATGTCATTCGATGATTATCTAAAAAACCGAAACTCTCAATTCGAGAAGCTTTCACAATCCCTAAAACAAAATACTGAAACCAAGTCATATGATGATGACCGTATCTGGAAACCTCGTATGGGTAAAGATGGTACTGGTTATGCAGTAGTTCGTTTTCTTCCTGGCAAAGATCCAAACAAAACACCGTTTGTTACAATTTATGACCATGGCTTCCAAGGTCCTAGTGGTAAATGGTATATTGAAAACTCTTTGACTACTCTAAGTCAAAATGATCCAGTATCAGAGTACAACTCTAAGCTTTGGAATTCGGGCATCGAGGCAAATAAAGAACTTGCACGTAAACAAAAACGTCGTACTTCTTATTATGCAAATGCGCTAGTCCTTCAAGATCCTAATAATCCGGAAAATGAAGGCAAAGTTAAAATCTTCAAATTTGGCCAAAAAATTTATGAAAAAGTCATGAATGCTATGCAACCAGAATTTGCAGATGAAGATCCAATTAATCCTTTTGATCTAATTGAAGGTGCTAATTTCCGCATCAAAATTAAAATGGTCGGTGGTTATTGGAACTATGACAGTTCTTCCTTTGAAAAAGCAAGTCCAATGAGTGAAGCAGAAGATAAGCTTCGTGCAGTCTATGAATCTCAGCATGATGTTCATGGTCTTGTTGGAGAAGATAAATTCAAAGGTTATGACGAACTGAAACAAAAACTTATGGATGTTCTTGGTGAAACCTATATGGGTGATACACCAGCTCAGCAAGCAGCCATTCCAGTAAGTAATCCAACACCAACGCCTACTGCTGAAACTTCTTCTAGCAGTGGTGATGATTTTGCTCAAGTGTTTGAAACTAAGGATGATGGTAATACAACATCAGCCTCAAATAACGATGATGAAGATCTAGAAGATTACTTTAAAAGCCTAGCTGCTGACTAAAAGTATTTAGTAAATAATAGAAGGTTGTGAAACCTGCTAGGAAAACCCACCAGTTAATCATTTATTGACTGAGTGGGTTTTTTAGTGCTTCTTCGATTTGTTCTCTAATAGATTTTCTAATATCAAGTAAATCTTTTTGTGTAGCAGTTTCTAGAACGTATAGACGTTTTTGTTCGTCTCTTACATCGAGTTTGACATCTCTTAAATCGCCAGTAATCATATTCAGTTCTTGCATTACAATACCAACTTCATTTTGAATAGAATCCATTTTTTCGTTTTGTACAGCTAGACTTTTTTCTATATGAGAAAGATCAGGTGTTTGGAATGCAGCAATTTTTTCTTCCATTGCTTTATAACGGGAATATGCTTCGAAGCCACCCCACATAGCACCACCTAAAGTTGAAAGTGCTGTTATTACCACCATCATTTTACCACCAGTGAACTTTACTCCACCAAATTCTATTTCAGCCATTAGTATTGACTCCTAATAATTTCTTGCATAAGACCATAGTTTGCACTTTGCATTCTGTACAAAGAGTCGGCCTTATCTCGAAGAGTTACATCTTCGTATATCTTACGGTCATTATAAAAGGAAGTCGCATCCGTCAAAGCTTCTGCATAGTATTTATTTAAATTGTTTCCATTAGCAATGTTTTCTAATTGGGTAATTTGTTTATTGAAAATACCAGATTGATTATCTAAATTCTTTTTTCTTACACTTTCAGCCATTTTTTCGGCTAGTGATTGTTCTTTAATTTCAAATTTAAAGTTATCTACCTGTAACGATCCACTGAGTGAAAATGATTGTAGATCTATATTAACACCACTGCTCTGTGCACCCTGTGTATCGTTAGCAAATCCATTTTTCATTTCAGTGAAAGATACTCCTGTTCCAGCAATTGCAGATATCCCTCCCTGCCCACTTTCAAAGTATCCTCCGCTTCCTGTACCTTGTGCAGCCGCGGATTGTCCCGATTCGATACTATTTGATATGATCCCAGCAACAAGACTACTAGCAGTGCCGAGGCCAACACTAAGGCCGATACGAGATCCTGACCGCCTTGTTGTTTTTCCTGATTCTGTTTCTTCGGTTGGAGTTGTTTCGGTAATAACCACCACATCTTCTTCTATCTCCTTATTAGCTTCTTCAATTTCTTTTCTTTCTTCTTGCTCTTCAGCGAGCACTTCTAAATCTTCAATGGCTTCTTTAATATCTTCAGGTATGAACTCATCGAGTTCTGGTTCAATACTAAAACTTTCTTCAAATATAATTTCGTCTTCAAAGACTCTATCAAATTGTGGTTCAAAGTCATTGTATTCATTAATCATAGAGATGTCATCAATAGGTTCAGAGTACATTTCGTTTTCTTCTGTCTTTACGTTACCAAATGCGTCATACTCTTCACCAGTATCTCCTAAACTAAAGTCTTCAAAGGAAGAACTACTCGATGATTCAAACGAGAATGTTTCAAACTTATAGCCTGGACATGTAGATGACCATTGAGAATCTGTCTTACATTGTTCTTCTTCATATGCCATTTGGTAGCCGGGACATTTAGGTGACCACAATGGATCGGCTGAACATTGCTGGTCTTCATAAGCTTTTTCATAGCCTGAACATGATGGGTCATACAATGGATCATAAGAACATTGTTGATCTGTATAAGCCTGTTCATATCCTGGACATTGCTGATTATAGAGAGGGTCTGAAGAACATTGTTGATTGAAGTACGCTTCTTCGTAACCACTACAGCTTGGATCATTTAAAGGATTAGAGCAGTCAACATAACCAGAATCATTCCACGTGAAATCTAATTCAGAACCACCTGTAAACAAGCCATCTTGCCTATCGTGAAAAAAGTTCTCAACAACTTCGCCTTCTGATATATCACCAGTAAGACCAGACCATATATCGTGATTGCGAATATCTAATTCATCATACCAAAAATCTATCAAAGCACCGCCAGTTGACGCTTTAATATCCAAGCCAAAAGTATTGTTTGTTTGCTGGTTATAATACTCAAACTGATTATCCCAACTGATAGAAAAAGAATCAATATTATCGGATTGATATGTAATAGAACCACCAATTATGTCTGTCCAAAAAGGAAACAGACCATAATCATGCATTTCTTCTGTAGGTGAATATCCATTACAACAATTCTGAGCATATCCATTATTGTTGCCAAATAATGTCATGCCATTTGTGTAGATTGTAATTTTATCGAATGTTTCGCCAAAATAAGTGAGATCAAAACCTAAGTTAACGGATGTATAAGCATCATCACCTAGATTGATTGTTGTCTGTGCGTTTGCTTTAAAGAAGAACGAGCAACAAAAGACCGCCAATAGTGTATAAAACTTTATTGCCACCTTCTAAGTCCTCTTTAATCTTCACTTCATCTAGAGCATTATCAGGAACTAGTTCTGGATATGCCTTCCAAAGTTTAGCGGCTTCTTCGCCAATCTTACCTTCGAAAGGACATGGAGTTCCTGCCATTTTCATGGCTTTCCATACACGTTCATCTTGACACATTGTAGATACTGCAGCAACTTTCATGCCCATATCATACATTGTCTTAGAGAGTTTAATACGTTCACAATTCATATCACGAACTGCTTTACCACCCGAGATACCAAGAATCTGCGTTTGTACCGCAGCAGATATACCAGTTGTACAAAGATCTTGTGAATAAGATGAACCAATATTAGGTGAAATAGCACTAGGTGGTGGAGACTTAACAGTAGTCTCACTTTCATTCTTATTGTTATTGGTGTTATTTGTTGTTACGCCAGATGTGCTTGTCGATGATGAAGTCGATGTATTATTATTTGTATTTGTATTAGTCTGGTTAACTGTTTGGTCAACACTTGATTCTGATGTGCTGTTCACTGTAGAACTTGAAGTGTTTGTATTTGTATTCGAATTCGTGTTAGTTGAAGTCGAAGTGTTATTATTTGTATTAGAGTTCGTGTTAGTATTCGTGTTGGTATTACTATTTGTATTCGAATTTGTTGAATTTACCGTAGAACTCGTGGTGGTATCATTGTCAATAATAGTATACGTACTATTAGTTCCATCTTGATATGTGTAATCAGGTTCTGCTTTTGCTATTGTTGTTAACGCAAACGTACATACTAAAGAAACAACGACAGCATTAATCGACTGTCTCATCTTTGTTTCCTTTTTTATTTACTGGGCACTATTTACTGGGCACCAGTCTTTTTCTTTTTCTTTCGCCAAGTACCGTCAGGTAGCTGTTCCATATCATCAGTCGGTATTTCAATGTTAATACCCTCATGACTAGTGTGTTGAGGTTCTTTTTTTCTTTCGCGATTAACAATATCATTCCATGCAATCAACAATGCGACTGCTAATGGGTCAAATACAATTACCAATAATATAATTACCCATCTTACTGCATCTTCTAATACAGTGCGACTCGTTTCGCCATAAATTAATTCTGCAATGTACTTAATTGGACCAACTTCAGCTTCTATTAGAATTTGATCTTTACTTAGTACTAGTTTTTCTTCTTCAAGTGAATCAATAGCCTTTTCAGCATTTCTAATTACTAAGGCGAGTTGATCCCTCTCAGGCTTTTGATTAGCTCGCGTAGAAATACTCCCCGAACGGCCTCTGATGCGGTCGTTGTCGATGAGGACTTGCACGGCTTGATCAAGCTGTCCGATGACTTGTTCTGCGTCTCTAATTGCTCTTTGTTCTCTTCCGATTCTGGAGTCGAGTCGTGTGATTTGCACGCTGTTGTCTCCACCGGTAATTCCTTGTTCAATATGGGCTTTGGAGAGGAATCCAAAGATTCCCATTGAGGTGATGAACATGAGGAAAGCAACAGCAAAAGTAAGATAAGCCCTAAGCAATTTAGGAGCTTCATGCCAAAACCTGTGTAAATATGTAACTGCAACCAGTTTACCGGTTTCAAGAACGCCTCCCATTATGATTACAGGAATTGCTGCTGCTGCAAATATTGCAGCCAACCCTGCGATTGAATACCATGCTGCAACTGCAGACACTGATAATGCTGTTAATAAAAGTAACCATTTCATACCCTATTTATACGATTGGAGGAGGCGGTGGCAATCCTGAATTCTGTTTCTTAGATTTTGGTGGTGGTGGCGGTGTAAGATTAATTGCAGCTTGAGGTTGTGGTCTTGTTTTTAATTCTTCTGCATAAGCCATCTTCATCATATCTTCTGTTGGCCATTTGACATGTCCATTTTCGATATAATGCATTCCTGGAACTGTTATAACATGATCACCAATCTCGAGATTTAAGGAAACATTTGCACCATCATCTCCATGCTTTTTCTGTTCTCTTAGTGCAGCAATTCTAATTTCTATTACTTGTTTTGGATCTAACAAATCTGGAAAGATGATGTTTTCTTGACCAGAAATTTGACGCTCTAAAGAAGCACGTTCATCATCTGGATTCTTACCATACGCTAATTGTTTATCTTCATCAGTAATTTGTTTAATGTCTTTTAAATCAGCATCGTTTTCTAAGTGATCAATAAGATTATCAAAAGTAATTTGATGCCAATTATCAAAGCCAACAAGACGTGGAGGAGACTTATCTAGAAAAGGATTTACGTGATAAAACTCTGTATCTGGAAATTGTTTAATGATCCATTGAAAACGACGTTGCCAATTCCTAAATGTTGGTGCACCATTCTTAACATCATCATCTTCATGGAGCTTCGCATAATGCTTTTCACCTTCATATAGATTGTTCATAATACCATTGTTATCAGGAACATTTACATCTACAGGAGAATCAAGACCAAAAAAGTCGTTACCAATTAAAAATATCTTTTCACATTTATGAGTATGAGCAGCAATATATGTAGCTGATGGACCAGCTGCAAATTTTTCAGGTGTAGGAATTTTCTTTGCACCTGAACCAGGCTTTGAAAACCATGTATAGAACCAATTAATTCTAGAGTATCTTTCGAACCTTTTAAAAATTGTTTTAGTCATAGGTTCATCAGAAGCTACTAGTACATGTGGTCTAAACTCTTTTTGAAAGAACCAGTTACAGGCATAGATTTTACCCCAATCAGCAAGTTGTTTGATATCAAGTCCTTTGCGACTTGTACCATTGCCAATGACAAAACCATAGCCACCAAGAGGCAGTTGAGGCTTTTGTCCAGGAGGTTTTTTGATTTTAATTTTACGCATTGGTTACCTCATGATATAGATTATATTTATGCTCTTTGTTTTTGTGGTTTACGGAACTTGTCACTAGTTCCAAGCATAACTCTTTCCATGATTTTAGTAATTTCATTCTTATCAAGATGACGTAAGTGAGAAACTGTAGTCATGTACTTAATGCATTCATCTACATTTTTGACTTGATGAATGTAAATTGCTTCTTCAATTAGTTCTACAAGAAGTTTGTAGATAGATACTTTTTTAGCCATTATTCTTCTCCAATTTCATTAAGAATATAGTTATAGATATGTTTCCATTTCCAGAGTCGAGGAATACCATCTGTTACGTCTAGATCGTTATTGTAATCATGAGCGATAATAATCGGATCAAGTCCTACTTTTAAACCATCCATAGCGTTTTCGATTTTATCTTCAATCCAAAAACATTTAGTATCAGAATATTCTGCAAGATCTTTTAGCTTTGACCTACCAGTATCTTGGTAGATAAATTTTGTAAAGATATTTTTACCAAACAGATATTCTAAGTTTTTCTCTCTAAGCATTTGCGGATGCCTATGATTCGAGAGAGCGGTAATACAGTGAAATTGAAAACCATGGCGTTCATGAAGACGCTTAAGGTAATACACTGCATCTCTCAGCGGTGGCAGAAATCCAATCGCTGCAGAGTTGTTGAACTCTATGACATAACTTTCAAAGTCTTCTGCAGACATATCATAGCTTCCAGCAATTTCGTATTGATCTGAGTCATTGCAAGTCAGATTGTGATGTGTTTCCATCCATGTTTGAAATGCAAATTTCCAATCTAAGAGGACGCCATCGCAATCGACTAAGATAATCTTTTCTCTCATTAAGTTCTTCATATTAGGGTTATACTCTAAAAGAGAATTAATTTACAAGGTGAAAGTGACGATCATAAACGTGAAGATTAGCAACTTGCCATACGATTTGCCCAGGATCAACACCTAAGTCTTTGGCTAGCTGAACCTGTACGTATTTTTGCCAAGCATAATCATTCTTATATCCAAATACAACGTCATTAGAACGCATCTGAACATTAGCATGCAATTGACCGTTGCGAATATAATAACCAACAGCATTTGTACAAATAAAATCATTTTTGCCATTGTCATTAAATTCTGTCCAGATAGAAGGACGATTATAAATCATTTGACCTCGACGCGAATCAGGATTCTGTGTTAGTTCATCAAGAACACGGTCATATTGATTGTAGAATTTATCATCAAAGATAAGGTAACCATAGTTAGAATTGATTTCACCATGCTGATTAGCAGTTGCTGTCCAAGCTGATGGTGGTTGCTTACCTTCTTCTTCATAGATATCATAAATGTTTGTTGATTGACTTAGATACCAATCGATTTCTGAATTGATATAAGTTTGATTGGGTTCTCCAAAAATAGATTGCTCATCAGCTACAAAACATGCTCCAATCATCTCAATGGTCTTACCACCATTACGATCTTTGGTATAGTTTTCATGAAGTAACTCATTAATAAAATGAGCTCGAACATCACGAACTGTGGGTAACATGCTATTGTTTCCGAGTCGTGGCTTGGGAGAGAATTCCAGTATTTCCGCCATGGTTTGGTGCTTTCCATCCCGCAGGTTTAATAAGATCCGGAAGGCCCAGCGGGTTTGGACGTTCTGGTTTGATACCAACTTCTTTAGTTACATTTGCTCGAAGTACTTCATTCCATGCTTTTGTAGCATCTACTTTAAACAAGTCAAGTGTACCAATTGCTACAACACAAAGGTCAATAAGACCATCTACAATTTCTTCTTCATCTTTTTCTTTAAATGCTTTGAATGTTTCATCTAGTTCTTCTTTAAGAAAAGCTAGGCGAAAAATAAGAAACTGATGAAGTTGTTCTTCATCTAAATAAGATACAGCTTGTCTCACACCATGATGGTTGTGAAAGTTTTCCATATCTTGTACCCAATTATCTGACATCTACATCTCCAATATATATCATTACTACTAACAATAGGATTATACCAAAATACCAAATCATTTTTTGGATTCCCAAATTGCACCCAATACTACGATCACACCTACAATACCAACTGCCCAAATAAAATTATTAATCATTTGCAGTATCCTACACATTTCTGTAGTTTAAGAAAGAGTTGGTTCTTATAGTACTCATCATCAGGATGAAAAGTATCGCTGACATGTGATAAACCAGCATCCATCTCAAGTGTGTCGCTAAACTTCCACTTACCATAAATCATGCTATTGGTTGACATGTCTTTAATGAAGTGAACGTCTGTGTTACTATCACGTCGACTGATACCATCGGCATCTTCTTCAAACTTAAATCCCATAATCAAACCACTGTAAAGGCCTTGAAACTCTGCTGCTTTGGTTTCATACACAACGCATGATGCCAATAGTAAACTTAATGCTAATACTCTAATCATTAATCAATCCACTTATCAATTTTCTTTTTACCAATATACAATATCGCTAACCAGATGGTAAACAATATACCATCAAGGTAACTAAGTTCGTTCCACGCATTAACTAAATCCATTAGAATTTATACCCCAATGTAATGTATGATACGCTATATTCTTCTTCAGCATCATCAGTGATATACAAATCTCTTACTTTGAAAGTTGTATTTGTAGACAACTGATAGCTGATAATCATTTCGTTCTTTGTAAGTTCATGGACATTCGATCCATTCTCAAATAAGTACTTGTTAGTAAATGACCACTTACTATCTGGATGTTGGTATCTTACCCAAGTAGAATTACGCCATACAATCTCACTATATTCTTCAGTTCCCATTTGAGTCAATGTAACTTCGTGAGACATTTTCCATCTATCATTACGAAAGAACTTCCAACCCCAACCAACACCAGTGTGTGGACGGAACTCACCAATATCACGATTAGCATTGTGATTGAAACCAAAGTTTGCGATACCATAATGTGTGGGTGTGAAGTTTAGAATAAATTCATACTCACCATCAGCACGATTAGTAAGGTCTTCACCACCTACTTGTGTCTTGTATAGATTGGTTTCTGTCTCAATCTGAAAGTCTTTACCTTCTGGTTCCCAGTTCCATTTCTGATGAACATTCAAGTTCTTAGTATTACTGTCTTCCACTTTGTATCCAATATCAATAGAACCTTTGTTTTTAGCAGGTGCTTCTGTAGTACCTAAACCTAGAATAGCTAAACCAATTAAAGGTGTAGTGATGTATTTCATCTATTTACTTTCTTTCTCTAAATCGTGAACATATAATGCAATTAGACCATAATGAAGTACTTTCATAAGGTCTTTGCGGTTGTAACCGTCTTTTTTACCATAACGCTGAGCATACTTCATAATATTACCAATTGTAAAGCCTTCACCATGCCCACCATCGATGATAAACTCTGTTGCTTGAAATTTATTTACTGCGTAATGCTCACCATATGTATCATTAACATACTTAGTAAGCTGACCAAGAAGTTCACCTTCGTTATATTTGTAATCGATCATTCCATATTCCTCAGGTGTAATTGACATAGTTTCTGATGGTTTACTCATTTGAGAACCTATCATCTGCATCTTTACCTTCTTGCATTTGTACTAACAAGATCATAATTTGGGTGGCTGCATGAGCAACATGAGACATGCCAGATTCTGGATCAATATCTTCACCTTGCCAAAATAGCATAAGATGTCTTTGAATAGAAGAATAGGTGCGAGACCAATCAGTGTTATTAGCATCTCTACGCCAGTCATTTACTGCATACTTTTCTGCACCAAAAGCAAATACATTAGCAATTTCTGTAAGAGCTTCAGGTGGAATGAGTGAAATTGGGGCTTTGTTTTTATCGAACTTCATGATATTTCCTATGCAGATTTAACAGTACTTCTAGATTATACTTTTTCAATTTGATTTTTTTAGATCTAAGTTGATTAGTCCAATTGACATGACTTGGATATTGATCGATGTAAAACAGTTTTGTGAGTGTTTCACTGTCACATCGATTAACAATACGATCAAGGTCAAAGAGTGTTGGCTGATTTTCTTTTACATTTGCACGTTTAAGGTTCTCGTATGCATGTGCATGAAAATCTCTTACATACATTCTAAATGGTGCTGAATAACCACAATTAAAGCAATGACATACTAAGCTATTATTCTTAGCATCTACCCAGAATCTTGCTTTACGCTGATTTGTTGTACTATCACCGCATACTTGACAAGACCAGTTCCAAGAGTACTGATTTTTCTTGCGATAATTACGAACTTCGTATTGAAGTCCATCAGCAACAATCATTTCTTCATGTTGACTCATGATAAGTCCTCTTCTGGAACATTCCTTCATGTTGACTCATGATAAGTCCTCTTCTGGAACAAACAAGATAGCACCACACAATGGCTCAATAATTTTAAAACCTGTAGGCAAAAATGTATGAGCGTGGTCATATAATGCTTTTTCAATCTCATGTGAGGGCGTGTCTTCTGGTAACACAATCGACCCGAGCACGAACTCTTCCAATTCTGAATACACTGCCTTAGCACACCATGGACGAACTTTAATGTCATTGGCATCTTCAGTCATTAGTCAAAGCTCGATCGATTCGTATTTTCTTCGATATCTTGGTGCTCATTCATAATTTTAATAGCGATGGTTGCCAGTTTCTGTGGCACATGGTTGGTTTCACCTATCACCCAATTATTACCAGGTGATGCTTTCTCTGCAAGCTCCATAAAAGCTCTTTCTAGTTTATCATATAAAGTCATATAGGTATTATACTCCATTTCTTTTTTCTTTTATAATCGGATTTACAAGATCTCGTCTCAAATATCTGTAAAGCTTTTGAAAGCCTTCACCATGCGGTTTTTCCCATTTACCTTTAAAGGCTTTGAGACTCGGTAGTCTTTTGTATTGTACATGGTGGGCTGTTTCGTGTGCGCAAATGATCATCATAATATCATCATCGTCAGTAACATCTATGTTACCGATTACTGGATCTTTTGCAAATCTTTTGTATTCATCAAACGTCGAATTACCAAACTGCCAATATTGGTTACTGTAAACGAATTCTTCTCTACCAGCGGCTATACCTTTACCCTTGATGTGGATGGGTACATAGCCTTTTTTGATGTGATCACGGTATCTTGGATAAGGGATTTTGAGTTCATACTTTTTCAGAGCCAGATGACGTATCATTTTGAGTGTCATCTTTTCCCACTGGTCCTTGCTGAAGTTTGGCATATAACTCTCCTATTGATGGATTCTCTTTGAATCGGATGGAAATTGATACTCGTTCTTCTTTGATAAACTCTTCTGCATAAACGATATGCGGAACATCTGTACGTATGATTACTGGTTTGTCACCGAGAACCCCTTCATCGAGCTTTCGAGCCCCAGTATGTTCACCTGGTATACCTGAAGAGGTGTTACGTGAACCGTAGTGGATACCGTTAGGGCGAATACCCATGTGTTCACCCTCTACAGGAGTGAAAGCTGTTTGTCTCGCCTCTGTCATATCCCACCATTCCATACGAGTAGTATAACGTGTGAGTTCATAATTCAGAGCAGCTTTACAAGGATACCATTCAGACCCACTCCAATCCAAATCAGAATGTAACATCCTAAAAGATCTCCCAGCAGGTATGTATTCACCAAATACAAAGAATGCAATATACTCTATAGATAGATCAAAACCTTTATACTTATCATGTAACCACAACGGTATATGTTCATATCTGGTATTACGTATACTATGCAGCATCTCTTTATTTACACACTTAGGACTCTGTGCAAGCGATAGAAGATCGGTTCGCTCACGAGG